ATTTCATCGTTTCCCATGATTGCAAGAATATCCGATTTTATAGAATCGTTCATAGCTTGCAATTCTTCAATCAACCTTTTATTTTCTCTGTATTCATTGCACAAACTTTCAAATCTTTTCATCTTTACGCCCCCCATTCGTTTATAATTTCTCTATCGTTTTTATCCGGGATTCTTGCATATAAGCGCAACCAACGCCCGGAGGCTAACGTTTCTTCAATATCATTGAAATTGATAATATACACTAAATCAGAATAGCAATTATAAATCATTGCACCCATTGCATAATTACTTATACAAAATTCATCACC